TTGATCCGAAGTTGCCTATAAAAGCCGCATTATTTGAAATACCATCACTTTGATAAAGCAAGTATGTGAGTATCTTACCTGCACCGATGGCGCTGTCATAGTGAGGTAACGTCGGGTCTTCATAATCTGGTGGTGATACACCTGACAGTCTATTGGTGTGTTCTATAAATTTAACTAGATTGTTGCTTACAATAACATTATTTGCTGTTGTTTTGATTGTTTCTAGACCAGTGTTACCTGTTGATATTGTATCAATATACACTAAATCTGTTATAATACTGTTAGCACTTGCAAAAGACGGATTTACAAAGTAACCGGTCACATTTGAATTTGCAATGTCTTGCATTTGCCAGTCTGTGAGTAGACTGGGCATTGAATTTAACGTGTTGATTGTTGTATTTGAATATACAACAGTATTTGCAGAGAGTGATTCTGGGAAACCTAATCTTTCAAATATTCCGTAATTTGCCATGTTTAACCTTATACCATTGGATTGAAAGGAATACCAGTAATACCTCTAGGTGCCGGATGACGATGGAAATCATAGATTGATGTGTTTATCGTATCAGTCATCAAAACAGCATCCATAATACCAAAATTAGCAGTTGGTGCATTCATTACAACTGATGCATTTACGTATCCGAGAGAATTCATACCGATGCCAGCACTTATTGTGCCTGAGCAGATTATTTGACCAGGAACTGCAACCGGCACACCGATAGACAACCCACCTTCAAGAGATACGAAACCGAATTTACCTGCGCTGACACCACCTAGAGCATCAATTCTACCCTGTGATGTTATTTTCTGTGCAGTGAATTCACCGTCTGCATTGATGTCACCGCTCAAGAAAATACAGTCTCCAACAGCAATAGACAAAGCACCGGTAATTGTTGCGCCGATACGCATGATCATGTCGTTTTTAGTAGTGATTAGAGACACACCTTCAACTGTTTGTGTGAAGTTCTTTTTAACACGTAGTTCATAATTGCCGTCAACTTGCTCGATTTTGTCTCCAGCTACGTGAATATTAGCATCACCAAGAATCTCTATATTGCATTTACCCTGAATCAATACGTTCTTATCTTTGATAGTGATTTCGTATCCGTCGCCGAATACTTTATGAACTTCATCACCATTCGGGTGCATTTCTATGAAAGTGCCAGTTCTGTGTGCTAGGCGTACCCTTTCACGTTTCGGTGTATCATCTAGTTCAAATAGATGTCCAGACTCAGTTTGTGTTACTGTGTTGAACGGATATATTGGCTGATAATCTGTGTTTGCTGCAGATTCGGGTTCTACCCAGCCAGTGAAAAAATCAGGTTTTGTTGTCATGGTGTTGTACTATTTGCTACATTGTATGCTTCTACTGAATACTGACTAATAACAACGTTAGTATTCGGATATGTTTCTGCGTAATAATTGATTAGCTCTTGTGTATTCGCCGTTTCAGGTGAAGTTACAAAAATCAAAAAGTTGTTTGGTAAGTTGGCAGTATTTGCTGAGTATGTGTTGGCTGTTTCTTGTATTTCGCTGATCGTTTCACCAGTAGATTCAGCCAAATCACTAAAAACAGCTTCTAAACCGCTTGAAATCGTCTCGGGAATGATTTTAACTTTATTTATTGCGTCAGTGACACCACCCAAAAACGTTGTCAAACAGTCTTTTAGTATTGCAAGAATTCTAGCTGGAAGTGATCTGATGAATTCGATGATTTGTCTGAGTTGTCTGACCAATTCGACAACAAGAGCCACGGCACCAACATATTCTGCAATCAGTTTGGCATAGTAGTTAATTTTTCTAACTATATCTTTTAGAATCGAAAATATTCTAGCAATCTGACCGCTTGGATCAAGATTCATAGCAACAATAATATTTTTTGTGATCAATCTAAGACCATCAACAACTTTTGCGAGTGCTGCTTGTATAATTGCCGCTGCTTTATTCTTAGCCTGTGCAATCGCATTTCTAATCAGAGTGATCGGATTCTCGATTACACCGATATTCAAGTCTGCAAAGTTGATCAGAAACTTGAAGTCGCATGAGTGTACAGTTTGTTCATTAGCAATCTGAATAGTTGTGCCTGCAACACTATATGTCGTAGCTGGCACTGTTGGGAAACCGATTCTGTTGATAGCCATGGCTGGCGCTCTTACTTTTTCAATGATAGTATCTACACCATTCACAACTTTAGCTTTGATAACATCTGGGTTTATTGCATTTGAGATCGGTTGCGGTATTTCATTCTTTGGTACAGGATTTCTGTAATATTTTGCTTCCGCGCTGAAGCCAGTGCCTTCTTTCTGCGGTGATTGTGGCGCACCGGGCATTGATCCTATGATAACTGGAACTTGTGAACTAGCACCGTCCATGAAGAAGCCGCAAACGTAGTCGCCTTCTTTCAAGAATGAGGAAGTTTTTGCACCACCTGCATTCACTGGGCACATTGGTGTTGCCCATGGTAAATCTTCTGTCGGTATCAAATTCAAGTCTTGTGTGTGCAGTCCAAAAATACGAACTTTACATCTCATTAACTGTGCTGGATCTTGATTGTTTTCAACTACACCTAACCACCAAGTAAAGCCGTCCTGACCTAAACGATTAGAAAAGTTACTTTCTTGTTGCATCATTTCTCACCTTTTTTTGCTTTTGTATATTCCGCATTTGTTTCATTAGATGGATATTTCTTTGAATAGCTATTCTTTGCAATCTCAACGACAACTTCATATCTCATTTTCGCATCGATGATGTGTCTGACGCTAGTAATTAAATATTTGCCAGAGTTTGATTCGTTTGATGGAAAATATGCTTCTATGACTTTTCCAACAGAAAGATTTGGATCACCACTTAAAACTATTCTTGCTCTTGAATATGTAGCTAGTGCCAATTGTGCAGTTCTGTATGGCACGTATACTTCTGCCATGATGTCGTTTGTAAACTCTGCTGGTGTTTTTTCCAAATGTTTAGCTTTTTTCTGTCTAGTGTTTGATTGCACAGTCTTGAATACTGCTTCATAGTTTTCATAAGGAAATTTTCCTAGCCTGTTCTTGACAAAACCGATTGCTGGTGAACCATTTAAATTTGAACTTTTGTCAAAATATTTCTTGTAATCAAATTTGACTTCTTTTGTTTCTCTAGTGATTGGATCAACAATTCTTACAGTGTTTGCAAAAGCACCTGTAACTACACCATAAAGTGAATCGAAAGTATCGATAAACTTATAAGACTTTATACCGGTAAGTGATCTTGAAAGTTCATCTGTTGTTGTTGCTGCACTGCCGCCTTCAAGGCGTCCGGCATTGTGTACATTATATCCGTATCTTGAGTAGGGTTTCTTCTCATACAGCTTTTGTAATGAGAGAAAATTGAAACCATCTTGATTCTCAAAGAATAAGAAATCAGCACCTTCTTTTCCGAACGGTTGTGCAATATTTGTTATCCAGTTGATGGCTTCGAATGGTTTTTTGAAGGGTATAATTAAGTCATAAAGACCCTCCGACTCATCAATATTGATTCTATTCATCGGTATCTTTAGATAATTCTTTAGAATATCATATATAATTTCACTAATACCTTTATTTTTATATGATTTACTTACTTTAATTTGTTCTGATAAGAATAATTCTTCTGAACAGAAATGCAATGAGTATGTTTCAGTGAAGTTGTTGTCTTGTATTCTTTCACTTACTCTGTAGACTCTGAAATATCTAGAGTATTCATCTTTTGCTTTCGGGTTTCTCTTAAACGTCAATTTGAGAAACTCGTTTCCACAAAGCCCAAGCTTATCGATAAGGTAAATAGAGTCTTTGATCAAAACATGACCAGATGTACTGCAGTTGAATATGTCTTCATAATAAGACAATTCAAGCATCATTGCCTTGAGACTTATAGTAGCCTCAGGTGTAATTAAGTTCAGTTCACTTAACGCATATTCATCGATTACATTCGTAGTAGAAAGAGAGCCGCTAGGATTGTCTAGCTCTGGGTACATTTCATTATACATTATGTTCTCATAGCCTCCTCAAACGCTCGTTCGAAGTCTGCAACAAATGTCTCATTCAATATTTTGATGATTCTTTTGCTTTCATTTAACTCATATTCGTAGTCAAAAATTGTTAGTATTCTTTTTGTTATTTCAACTTTGCAGGCTGGAGAATTTGGAATTGTATATGTATTTGTTGTTTCAGATAATGAGTTGTATTGTGCTTGCGTTAAGTTAATGTAAACAATATTTTCTGTGAGAGTTTCAAGATTTGTTGTCTTTGTTATCTTCTGATATGCGTACACAGTCGTATTTGTATACTCGAAAGGTGTTTGATTTGCCGCTGCGGACTCTGTCGCGTATTTTTCGTTGATGAAATTCAAGAACATTTGGTAATCAAGTGGCCAGTCCCACAAAGGATCTAGAACTTTATTTGAATAGAGTATAATCCAATAACGATATGAATCACTGTAATACTTGTCTGCTATTATTTCCGGTGTGTCGCCGTCTTGAATACTGTATTGATAAAACAACATCGGATTGTTTTCAAGCTCTTCGATCAGTTTTGCTCGAACCATAATATTCGTGAGCAAAATAGGCTGACCGTTTTGATCCGGTGTTATTATTTTTGGTAATGTATCGAAGTAAAGCATTAGTAACCTTCGTTAATTCTGTTTTTATCGATGATGAAGATTTCTTTAAACTGCATGGTAAGTCGAGTCTGCACTGCAGAACCGTCTTTAAACGTAGACCAACCGTTCGGTGAATAGTCAATATCAATACTTTCGAGAACACAATCACCAATTCTGTTTACGTTAAGATTTTCTTGCCCATTATACAAGAACTTGATCTTGAAAGCATCCGGCACTTTCATAAACAAACTTTGATTCGTAATAAAACCTTGTTCGAACTCGGGTGCTGCAGCCTTTTTAAAAGTTCTGATAATATTCTGTATTTCTGCGGCTTCTTTATCGTTTTTCGGTGTTAAGATGAAATCAAACTGAAATGTTCTGAAACCGACGTTGGTGAATAATACTTGGAGTTGTGGGTTGAATGCGTAACCGACAGCACCTACAGCTAATTCTTGTAGACCAGAAGTTCCGATTGCATTTTGAACAATGCCCGTGACCGTTGCTCTAACAAACGGATCATTTGATAAGGATGATATTTTTTGAGATGTACTTTGATCTGTTTTCAATTTGTCAAATACTGATGCCGCACCTTGCGCGAGAAATAAAGGCTTACCGAGAGCACCAGTTAAGCTTACATCAGAATATTGTGCCGCATATTGTACGTTTACTGTGTCTGGAACATAAAGTGCTATACTATCACCGTCTTCTCTTCTTAGCCCACTTGTTAATGCACTTAAAAAGTTACGTATCGGCTCTGTTGCTTTCCCAGTAGGAGTAGTAACTGCTTCGACCGCACCAGCAACATTACCTTGAACAAGTTGTACTGTTGCTTCAACGGTACCAGAAGTTACTTCTCTAGCAGATGTAATTACTTGAGTAACTTCAGAATTTGTTAAACCTTGTTGTGAAGCGGGTAAAGCTTTCTGAACCGTGAACATAATGACATGCCCACGATTATCCTGACCTAAATCTGCGGGAAATTGGTATATGTTATTCTTGAATTTGTCTTTGTATAATTTGTTGAGCGGTCCAGTTGCAAATTGAGTTTGATCACCGGAACCAGCCACGCTCAAACCAGTAACAAAAACTGGTGCTGTCATTGAGGATTCTGCCATTTCGTGCCCTTAGAACGTTGACTATATATTTATGTGCTTTTCTAGAAACTATTAACATGGCTTACTCTGGCAAATTTCATCCGAAAAATCCCAAGAAATACAAGGGTGACTACACCAATATAATCTACCGTTCGTCTTGGGAGTGCCGCGTCATGAATTGGCTCGACAAGAACGATAACATCATTGAATGGGGTTCAGAAGAGATCGTAATACCGTATAAATCACCGATTGACGGTAGAATGCACAGATATTTTCCAGATTTCTTTGTTCGAGTTGAGCAAAGTGATGGTATAATCCGTGCAATGGTTCTTGAAATCAAGCCCGAGAAACAAACAAAACCACCCAACAAAAAGAAAAGAGTGACGAAACAATATATTCAAGAAGTCGTCACATGGGGCATCAACGAAGCAAAGTGGAAATATGCTTCAGAATTCTGTGCTGATCGTGGCTGGACTTTCAAAGTATTGACAGAAAAAGATTTAAATTTTTAATGATTGGAAAACTATGATTCGATTACATGTGTTGTCTGTGCCACACACAGCATCGACAAAAGAATACACAGTATGTGCATTCACACAGAAGGTCATTAACTTTTGTAAGATGTACAAAGAACAAGGTATGTATGTTATTCACTACGGGCATGAAGCATCCCAAGTTATCTGTGATGAACATGTAACAGTCACAACACAGAAACTACTCGATGACACTTACGGCATCTATGATTGGAAAAATCGCGGGCTCAAATATGAAATGGGTGATATTGTACAGAAAACATTTAACGCCAATGCGATTCGAGAGGTAGCAAAGAGAAAACAGACTGGTGACATCATACTTTGCTTCTTCGGTCTAGCACAGAAAGATGTGTGTGATGCACACCCAGATTTGTTTGCATGTGAGCCAAGCATTGGTTATCCGTCTGCATTCGCGCCGTATAAAGTTTATGAATCTTATGCAGTCATGCACGGGCTTCAGGGTCCATCAAAAGTATCTAATGCAGAGTACAAGTTCTATGATGCTGTGATTCCGTCCGGCTTTGACTTGTCCGAATTTGAATATCGTGAACAAAAAGAAGGTTACTTCTTGATGTGTGGTCGAATCATGTGGTCGAAAGGCGTTGACATTGCAGCACAAGTATGTGAAAAGCTTGGCAAAAAGTTGATTCTTGCCGGTACAACCAACGGTCCGCAAGACTGTAATCTTGGTGATAAATGGCCTGATCACGTAGCATATGTTGGTTATGCTGACGTTGAGAAACGTAAGAAACTCATGGCTGGCGCATCTGGTTTGTTTTGCCCAACGATCTATAATGAACCGTTCGGCTATGTCGCAATTGAAGCAATGTTATCTGGCACGCCTGTCATCACGGTAGATTGGGGTGCATTCACAGAAACTGTGCAGCATGGCGTGACAGGCTTTCGATGCCGCACATTTGAGCAGTTCCTATGGGCAGCCAAGAACATTGATACCATTTCACCACGCGCGTGTAGAGAATGGGCAGTCAAGAATTACTCATTCGAAAAAGTCGGTAAAATGTACAAAGAGTATTTTCAGTCTTTGCAAAACCTATCGTATCAAGGCTGGTACACACCAAACGAAGAAAGAACAGAACTTGAGTGGCTGACAAAAACAACACCAGCACCGAAAACGTTCAAAGAAATACTTAGACAATTCAACAGAATTAAAAAGGGCAATATCAACTTCATACAGATCGGTGCAATGGACGGCGTGAGCCATGATGACTTGCACAGATATGTGCAAAACTTCAACTGGCGTGGCTATCTTGTTGAGCCGTTGCCCGACATGTTCATGAAGCTTGTCACGAACTACCAGGACACGCCTGGTTTGTTCTTTGAATGCTCTGCTATAGCGAACACTGATGGTGAGTTGGACATCTTCCGCGTGCCGGAACAGAAGATCCGAGACGGTCTCGTAGAACCTTGGGCAGACGGTTGTTCTACTCTCGTGCCAGAGTCGCACATCCGAGAACTGGTGCCGCACATGATCTCCGAGAAAATCAATGGTATTACATTCAACTCTTTTATTCAAAAGTGGAACATAAAACCAGGCGACATTGATTTCATTCAAATCGATACTGAGGGCTTCGACTACGATATTGCAATGCAGATACTGCAGTCGAATATTTTACCGAAACTGTTCAAGATAGAAATCGCACACATTACATATACTAAAGCTGTTTATCTGAAGTGGTTGCTCGAAACTCATCACGGATATACTTGTTTCATCGACAATTACGATCTAGTCGCATATAAGTTCTAACATAAATATGGCATGGCATCAAAACTAACGGACTTAGCAAAAAAGAAATCAGCACTCGACCTAGATTTTTTGTCTAGGGAGTCTGCCGCATGGTATCGAAACGAAATAAAAAAGATTAAGTCGCCTGGTGATTTGGTAAAACAAATAGTTGCAGAGAAAGATAGAAAGACAAAGACGTTCAATATCGGCGGACTTTACCATTTCTTCTATGATCCGATCACCAAGGCTACGTTGCCATATTATGATACTTTTCCGTTGGTGATACCGCTTTCGAAAGGTCGAGACGGTTTCACTGGTCTAAACCTACATTATTTACCGCCATTATACCGAGCAGCATTTCTAGATAAGCTCATTGACTTTGAAATAAACAACGACACGGACGAAAACAAAAGAATGCGCGTGACGTATGAAATATTGAGTGCAACGAAGAATCTAAGAGAATTTAAGCCTTGCATGAAGTATTATCTGCATTCACAAGTGCGTTCACGAATTATACCAGTTAGACCGCAGGAGTGGGAGACTGCAATATTTCTACCCACAGCAAAGTTTGTCAAAGCAAAAGTCAACGAAGTTTATTCAGATTCACTAAAACAAATTAGAGGTGTTGTGTAATGGCAACAGGTTCAATATCAGATTTTCTTTCTTCTTTTAATAAAGAACTTGCTAGGCCGCACCATTTTGATGTTAGTGTGGCTTTACCCCCGGCATTAAGTGATTATAAAAAAAGTGAGCGTGTCTTATCTCTTCGTTGTGAAAGTACAGAATTGCCTGGAAGAAGTTTGATGACAACTTCAATGAAGATTTATGGCGTTGAAGAAAAGTTTCCGTACAAGTCTAGTTACAATGACATCTCACTGACATTTATTGTTGGTGATGATATGCTTGAAAAAAAGATATTCGAATCTTGGTTGAACTACATTCATCCAACGGCTACATTCAACTTCAAGTATAAAGATGA